TGTACTTCATTCTTCAGCAAGACGCTGGAAGTAGGACAGTGCATCATCTTCATCTTCATCAGACTTAGAAGAACTCAGATTGCTGAGTTGAGCACTCAGGTCTTCAGGAAGTTCAGACTTCTGTGAACGTGAAGAGAAGTCGGGAGCATAAGAACCACGATCATTGTCTTCATCTTCAACTTCCTCATCCAAGCGAGGACGTGAAGTTTTCTGTCCAAGAACCATCTTCAGACGTGCTTCCAGTTGTTCGTAAGTCTTGAACTGGTCTGCAGCAGTCAGTGCAGTCAGTGAATACTCTTTCTTCCACAGGGCTTCCAGAGCATCATCATCGTCAAGAAGAGGTGCAGTGCGATCAAACTCCGAAGAATCATAGTTCCAATAACCTTGGACCTTCTTGATCTTCAGTTTGAAGTTAGCACCCTGCCAGAAGTCAAAGGGATTGATAGGAGTCTCATCCTCAAACTCAGGTTGCATGGATTCCATGATCTTATCAAAGATCTTCTTACCATACTTAAACAGGAAAACCTTACCCTCATTCTGAGGATTTGCTTTGTCCTGAACAACATAGATGTTGCTGTAGTAAGACAGTTTACGCTTCTGCTTACGAACAGTATCCTTATCGGCATCACTGCCACTGTTCCACAGTTCACGATTGTATTCGCCAAGAGGATCCTTCTGACCAATCGTAGTCAGAGAGTTCTCAATGTACCAACCACCAGGACCTTGGAAGGCATGGGAGTACATCTTTGCCCAGGGAAGTTCTTCCCCTTCGGGTGCGGGCAGGAAACGGATGACGGCATAACCATTACCAGTCTTGTCCATTTCGGGTTTCCAGAGACGGTCATCACCGCCGCCACTGGTATTGTTCATCTTCTCAACTTCCTTAACCAGTTTGGAGGTCAGGGAACCAAGAGAAGATTGCTTCTTGAGATTTGCGAAAGACATAGGATTCGTTGTGTGTTGTACGTATTTGGCTTGTGTGTACTCCAGTATTCTACAGGTCGGAGTCAGACTTGTCAATCTGCTTCCTCATCACATCAAGCATCTTGGTCATGTTAGAAAAAATGACATTCATATCAACGTCAGAGGAAAGTCCCATCATTTGAGCAGAGTCAATAATATTCTGTTTCATCATCTTAGCTTCTGGATCATCAGACAAACTCAATCGAGTATAGAGAATCTTTTGCTTCTCTATCAGTTTTTCCAGAAGTCCAACATGAAAAAGTTTTTCTTCCTTATTCATTGTTGGAAATTTAAAGACGTTATGATAAACGTCTTCTTGTAGTTCACTAATTTCAGTCATCTCTGCGCGGACGACTTCTGAGTCAAAGAAACTCATTCTTCGGTAGACTCCTCCTCTTTAGTTGCTTCAGCAGCATTTGCCTGCTCAATTTGAGACAGTGCATCAATTGCACCAAGAACTTTCAGATATGTAGTACGGAGACTCTCCAGTTGTGTTTCAATTTCAACTCTCTGCTTTTGCAGATTCTCTAATACTTCAGAATTACTAAGTGCCATGAATGATCTCCTTCAAGATTTTTTTGTAGTGGAATACATCGATATTTAGGAATGGTGAATATTTTTTTATTCTCATGCTTACGGTTTCCCACACTGGGTCCTGTAATTTCTTGTCAAAATTATTCCCGAACAGGAATATTTTATCATATATCACCAAGGTTTCGGGGCTAATACTCCCGCTCAGGAACATCTTCAGAATAGGAGGATGACCCTTAGAGCAATCAAATATACTATCAAGTTTTTGATTCTCAAATAACTTTTCACTCTCTTCCTTAAAGATATAAGAGAGTGATTGGTTTCTTTTCTTCCATGCAGTGTATCTACCTTCACCTTCGCGTATCATTTCTCCTATCCAAAGCTTACTTGGATCAGTGCAGGTGATAAAGTTAGATACAAAAAACTCAATGACTTCTTGATCAGATTTATTGCGAGCAAGTTTCTCAAACCAAAAGCGATCTTTCCGTTTATAGAAAGACTGTACAGTCGCACGACTCTTGCCACAGTATTTGTGGTAATCATACTTATCCTTCGTGAAGTGATTCTTCAGCGAGAGATATTGTCTATAAGCATCGAAGGGCATCATCAAAAAGTAATATAGTCAATTTTTTGCCGGGATTTTTTTCGACCGAAAATGAATTAAATAGGCAATCTTGCTCTGGAACTTCTCTTCAAGAAGTTCAATTCCATTGCTTCGTATTTAATTTTTTCTTTGAGAGGTTTAGAAATAAGTTTGGGAACAGATTCTACATCGATATTTTGCTGCTCGCAAAAATGAATGATAGCATCAATGTAGTTCATGTCTTCATTGCGTTGCACTAAAGATTCAATCTCTTGTGCAAAACGAGACGGACAAAAGAACTTACTTTCTAACACTTTTTCTAATTCATTCTCCATCCGTTGACCTAAGATTGTGAGATACAAATTCCTTAATATATCGAACTAATAATTTAATATAATCCCCTTTGTTCCTTTTGTCAAATACTTTGACCTCACCACCAGGTGTGACCATCAGTGTAATAAGTTTTTTAACAGGAATACCAGTAAGTTCGTAGTAAGCAGAAGCATAGAACATTTCTTGAACGAAATAATTCTCCAACCACTTTTCAGGTTTAATTTTCTCTGAGGTTTTGAAATCAATGACTGCTAATTCTCCCTCATACTCTGCGATGCAGTCTACTCTTCCAGCTAACCCCAGGTATTCTGAGTAGAGGGTTCGTTCTATAGCGTGTATATTATTTATCTTGTCCAGATATGGTTTAGCATGATGAAACATAAACTGAGTTGCGGGTCGGAAGTTACTCCAATCCAACTCTTTGTTCTCAAGATATGCTTGGGCTGCTTCGTGAAAGTCAGTGCCCCTTGCAGTTGCCTTCTTAGTGATACGATTTGCTTCCTCAATACCAACCCTTTCTCTCCACTTGGCAAAGATCTCTCTGTTGTAGAAAGAGGTTACTGAGGTGATAGAAGGAACCCACTCTCCATTCGGAAGATTATAGAGACGGATACCATTCTTTTCTTTTTTGTTTAATTCAAGATCACCAAGATAATTGTGATGAATAAAATTCATTTGTATAGGAAACTAAAAGGACACTTGTTCATACCAGTCTTGGCAAACAATTTTTTTCTCCAACTCTTTTCTTCATGGTCAACAACTTTCTTTTGATTATAAGCATCAACCATTTCAGTGATCTTATCCTCATTCATTTCTTGTTTCATGATAATATCTGAGTCTAAGTTTGGAGAATAAAAGGAGACCCTGAAAAGAGGATCTCCTTTTTTTATCTTAACTGGTTTTGTCTCATCAACAATTGTAATGGCAAGACTCATTGCTCTTGACCAGTTAGAAAGATTAAACCAACCAGGTACGGCAATAAAGTTATTGTTGTATGATGTCATTGGATGATCATTAAATTCAAACCAAACATCATCTTCATGTGTCCAAAATAAAAACTTTGGAAACCTGAGTTGTATTACTGGTTGAGGAGAGAAGATATGTTCTTCATCATATTCCAGTAGCTCTGGTTGATTACAATAGATTGTACTCTGTCCGTCTTTCCTACCAACTCTAAGATTAAAGTCAATAGGAGACATGCCTACAAAAGTTCTGTCGTGTTTATGAGTAAAAGCAGGACATCTTTTGTAGACATATCTTTCGTCAATCAATTCAGATTGTTTTACTAACTTATCGTCAGGAGTAAACAAACTTGCATAACGAATAACGACGGACATTATAGATTCATTTCCAGTTTAGCAAGTAGGTATTCTTTAACAAGACCAGAGCGAACAATATCGTCCACTCCAAACTCAATAATATCAACCGATGGCATGACACGCAAGATCTTCATAAAATCTGCAATGCCATTCTTCTCAGCAGACTTAATAAGATCGGATTGTGTGGCATCACCACAGAACATAATCTTACTATTTTCACCTACCCTTGTGATTATACTATCAAGTTCGTGATAATTCAAGTTCTGGAATTCATCTACGATGATGATTGCATTATCCAGTGTAGTACCACGAATGAAACTTGTAGACCAAAAAGAAATTGTCCCTTGTGTTTTCAGATTTCCATACAGCATCTCAAAATCAGATTCAGTCGGAAGTTCGAACATGAACTTCACCATGTTCTTATAAGGAATCTGATAGAGAGAAGATTTATCCTCATGGTCTCCAGGTAAGAAACCGATCTCTCTGGTAGCCACAAGAGACCTGACGATGTAAATCTTCTCGTAAGGTGTCTTCATGTCAAAGACATCTCTGAGGGCATTGTAGAGGGTAATGAAGGTCTTTCCTGTACCAGCACAACCATATGCTACAAGGTTTTGATTGTTCTTGTAGCAACGGAAAAGTTCTTCTTGATTTTCTGTCAGAGGCTCGATGGTTTTCATCAAGTCTGAGTTAATTGGTTTCTTTCTTTTCATGGTTTTGTTGCTCATTCCAAATGGAACGATGGGGGACTGAGACTTTCTTTTTGCTGACATAAGTTTCAGATAGGGCGGACATTGGAACCTGGCATCTTCGATGCCTTTCGCAAGACATCGTTCCAGCCTGGGTGAGATTTCTTGAGTTTATCGTAAACCTCACCCACCTCTCCAAAGTTCGGCGCGTTTTCTGGCGTAAAATATCTTTCCCACTCTGGGTTATCTTCCTTCCACTGATCCCAATCGTGAACGCTCATCTTCACTTCTTTGGTTTCACCAGTCTCTTTGTGTCTTACTGGGTATGTTGCCATAAATTACCTATCCTTACGATTATTTATTAAACCCATTCCATTGCTTCAGCAACGGCAGGGAACTGTTCACAGAAAATTGCTTTTGCATCATTAGCAATATCCATGTGCTCCTTCTGAGTACCATGTCCAGAACGCAGATCAATATAATGAATCCAAGAACGCACTGTACCGGTCATATAGATTCTGGTTGGTGTTGCCAAAGGAAGTACAAAACGAGCACACTCCTTAGCAATACCAGCATCAAGCATATCCTGATACAGTTTCATTGCTTCACCAAAATGATGTTGCATTAGAATCTGATACTTCTGAACAGTATAAGGATCTACATCATCAATACTATTCTGTCGATTCTTAGTATCCTGACGACGCAGTTCTGGAAGAGGAATAGTTTTACCAAGCAGAGAACTATCTGCATACCTCTGTGAAAACTCTTGATATGTGAAGGACCTATGACGCAGTATTTGGGCTGCGATACCTCTGGTTGTATTGATCTCCAGAGTCATGCTTGCCTGCTCAAAGATAGACCAGTGCTGATGCTTGATACAATACTTCAGCAAACCAGAGAAATTATCATTCTCTTGGTTATTTGGATTGCTTACCCGAGCACAGTATGCCATATGTTTCTCAGCATCTGGCGTGACACTAATCAACTTAATCGAGGTATCCATCATCATCTCCGTCATAAAATACTTCGTCGTAATCAGTAATGTGTTGTGAAATTT